TATTCTTCCAGTCGATCGTGGTGTCGAGACCGTCTTGTATCTCCTCGCTGGCCTCTTTAATCGAGTTTCTCGTGAGCCGCTTAGACGGTACTTTGTAGGATAACTCCGTCTTTGGTCTTTCCATACCGTCTTGTACGGGCTTGAAAAAGAACGGGTAGTTAAGTGATATGGGTACAACCTTGTCTGTAAACATTTTCTTAGCATCAGCTCCTGATTTAGAGAGTATCCCAAACCTAGCATCTCTTGATATTGTAGCGAGGTTAACAGTGTCTGCGGATGCCATGAATGAGAATCCAGAACGCCTGTTCTTAAGATAGCACATTCCGTAACTACGGTTGTCTGCCTTGCAAGCCTCCCAGAATATATAGAATAATCTGTTTGACTCCCTAAAGTCTGCTGACCCCACATCAATTTTAGTCCACTGCAAGTACATGTACTGAGTACCAGTAATATAAGTAGGAATACCTTTGTTATAGTACCAATAACCTTCTTCACGTTTAATAAACTCTTGGTTGATGTATTCATACCATTTATCTTTAAAGCTTTGTGGATATTGATTCCAATCAAAGACCGTTTGTATTTTACTTAATTCTTCAGGCAATTTAATTACTTGCCAGAACTGCTCTTCTATTTTATCTGATCTTTTATATACTTTATCAGCTAAAGGTAAAGCTATTTTTAAGTTTTGTATTTCATATATTTCACCTATTTTACCAGTTTTACTGATAACAATAACGTCATGCTCTTTATTGTATCCGTAATCCCATTTGTTATAACGATTGTTTTTCTTTATAACTTGAGGTTTTATATGATCTTTAACAATTTTAAATAAACTTTGTATATATATCATTTGGATCTACCTTCAGCAAACCCTTTAAAAGCCTCTACTTTAGTCTCGGCAGGTTTGTCATTTAAAATATTTTCTTCTGCTTCTATTCTTGATAGAATTTCAAAAGCATCAAAGATTGCTAATTTTTTTGTAGCGGCAGCGTTTTTAAGTCTGTCAGCCGAGATATCATCTTCTGAGTCTACGATCTTTTCTTTTGCTACCTTAATTAGTTCTTCAACTGCTACTTGCCCAGCTAGGATTATATTCTTTTTGGTTTCCTTTATGTTCATATTTAATTAGAATATCATTTGATTGCATGCAGTATAATAACTCTTTATCTACTAAGAATTCAAACTCTCTGTTCTTCTTGAAACCTACAAAGTCTTCTGGGTGCATATCAAGAGCTTCTAATGAGCTATTGCTATACTTTATTATCCCAACGTTCTTTTTTAGTTTCTCTAAGCTAGAGTCATCTTCTTTTAATATAGGTTTTATAAAACAATAGTTACCGTTTGGTTTCCAGGTTTTGTTTCTTTTGTACATGTAGACTTGATCTGGGCCAGCGAAATATAAGTCTTCTTTAAAGTAAGTACTGCTGTTTACAGATTTACCTTTCATGTTGTAATACCTTCTAAATATGTTATGGTGTACTATAACTATATCTCCAGGTTCTAATTCACTCTTGTAGGCTAATGGAGTTGATACGACTACAGCTAATCTGTTTACGAATTTATGATCTGAAATACTAGAGTTAACTATTAGTTTCTTACCATCTATATCAATCTCATTACTATATCTACCTCCTAAAGGTTTGATAATGTATTGATATATGCTTTTCATTCGTATCCTAAATCATATTCAACAGAGATAGCCATATTAGAATTAAATTTCTTCCAAGGTAAAACTTCATCTTCTTTTTTTATAAATATATTATAAGAAGATTCTGCCTCGTCAAATAGTATGTCTGAAATAGTATGACCACCATACACTTGCTGTCCTGTAGCGTAGTGCATGGCATCATTTTTATAATCAGCTCCTATACTAATTTTTCTTATTATAGAAGCCATTATTACTTTTCTTCTTCTTTTTCGATATCTTCATAAGACCCGTCTTCAATATTGATATTGATAGCGCCATATTCTTTCTCTAATTCAGTCTTGTATTTTTCTACCTCATCAACTATACTAGCGTATTCGTGCAAGAGTTGATGTTTTTGAGTTTCTAAAAATCCAATATTGGTCAATGACTTATTTAGGTCTTTTTGGTGTTGTTGGATTTTTAGTAATTGTTCGTCAGTAATTTTGTTAACTTCTTGGCTCATTTCTTTTGTTTTGGTTTGTACTTTTTCCATTTGATTTGATTTAATTTAGTTTAGTTTAGTTTAATATAATGCTATTATTTGTGTAGCAGTTGTAGCGGTATCAGTTGTGTATATTTTTCTAACTGAAAATGGTAATACAGTCCCAGGAACTGCTGTAATTGTTATCGTTTGATTTAGTGGAGCACTTACTAATTCCACTTTAATACCTGTTCCAGCTCCAACATATACAGAGCAAGAACCACCTTCTGCTTCATATATGCCATCTGTTCCTGCAGCAGCTCCACTAAACGGAGCTTGAAGGTCTGCAGCTGTCAATGTAACTGTAGATAATCCTGTTATAGCTGGAGCTTGAACTCCAAAAGCAGTTGTCATCGTGGCGGCATCAAATAATATAGTTTGACCTGCTGCAGCCATGTTAGGACCAGATCCTGGATTAAATGGAGCAGCCGCTACCGCAGCGCCTTGAATTGACCCATTTGGTCGTGATTGTATCACTTGTATTCTATCAACAGCACCAGCGCCATTTGTTCTTATAGCGTATTGAGCTCCTGTAGCATTGTTTTGTTCGCCTGTACCAGGACCTCTTGTACTAGCAAAAGCAGAACCTAAAAAAGTTCCTCCAGATGCTGTAACTATTCGCTCTGTACTGGCTGGTAAATTAGCAAAATTATTAGCTTGTGCAGCTAATAAAGCTCCTTGAGAACGTAAAGTTCCTACTAATAACACGTCTACAGCGTGCGTTGCGTTTGTTGTAATATTTTTTGGAAACATATCTTTTTTATTTTACTTTATCTTTTATTTTTTCATAAGTTCTAAGTCCACCTAATCCAAGCATACCGAGTAGTACCGTCATTAAGTGTTCCATTTGTAGTGGCGGTGGAACATCAGTTGCATTAGTTATCCATATAAATAAATCTCTAATAACAAAGTTGTAAGCTAATGCAAAGCCGCATATCCAACCTATAAACGGTCGCCATCCGGCAACGAATAAAGTTCGATGTGAAGCTTCAGCTAGGTTTATTTTGGTTTGAAGTTCTATTAATTTTTCAGGATCTAATTCTTTCCCTTTAATTGCTTCTCTTATTTCCCAAGCTAAACCACCAGCTACAGACTTCCTACCTTCACCTCCTTTTAAAAGACCTAGTAGTACCTTCCACATCTATTTACCGTATTTACCTATATCTTTTATAGTTTTAACTAAAACAGATTTTTTCTTAAGAACTGGATCTTTAGTATCACGTAATCTTTTTCTTTCTGCAGCTATTTTAGCACTATCAATTTTATATTTTGCTAATTCTTTAGGTGATCGAAGTGAATCTGGCGCCTTGGGATCTGTTTTTTTAGTAAAAGCTTTAGAGTCTAACTGATCTCCTGGTCCGGGATGTGTTTTTTTACCAGTCGCAGGATCTACTTTTCCATGTGCGTGTAAAGCGCTAGCTTTGTTATCTATAGGCATTGTGCTAAGTAAATTCCTAGCATGTTTTTTCATCCAACTCATAATATTGTTTTTTTGTTATGCATTTTTGTAAGCTTCTTTTTCCCAAGGCAAATTTTTTGCCCCTTCTTTCATTGAAGCTCTAGAGTATTTTTTTCCTTTCCAAGTAACCGTATTGTTATCATAGGATAAGTCACCTCTGTCCATTTGGTCTAAGTGTACTTTTTCATGATCTATAACTTCTTTAATCTGGTTGGGATCCGTAAGCTCTTTATTTATAACTATAGTACCATTGTCATTAGCTTTACCTAAAACGCCTTCTTCCATATCTATTTTATATATAGGAGTATTGTCGTTGTCATAAGGTGCGCCTTTCATTATAAATGCCATAGTTATTGTTTATACGGTAATATTTTATTCAATGCTTCTTTTCTTTGTTGACAACCACAGGGAATATTTAATCCCTGTGATACTGTGTCAACTAAAGTTTTAATTCCGGTTGCTTCTGTAAATTTCTCTACGGTGTCGCCAAAACCTTTTGATTTGTTCATTAAGCTGTGAACGTTGCATTAGAAGCATACATTTGTAAATTACCAACTAACGGCGCTTGCCCTGGAGTTGGTACTCCAGTTGTTTGGTCTTTTCCAAGAGTCACTGTAGCTTTAATACCACCTGGATTAGCGGTCATAGCTCTATTAACTGATTGAATAACAGACGTTCCAGCTGTTATAACTGGAATATTTGCAGCTGCTCCCGTTGGTACTGTTTTAATTAAAAACGTAACAGTTGACGTTGCTGTTGCTGATAAACCTAAAGTAAGTAATCCGGTTCCAGTGTTGTAATTTACGTGTCTAATTAGATCTACGTTTACTAGAACTGGTCCTTCTGTAGTAGGTGCTGCGCTGTTTACGATGTTAAATGATAAAAATTTTGCCATTGTGTTTGTTGTTTGTTGTTGTTTATGTAGTTATTTTTAGGTTTATCACAGTCCTATCTGTTTTAGTCATTTATTTTCTTAGTTTACCTTTAAGAACTTTACCCATGTTTTTAGCTGGTACTTCTTTTTTTCCGTACATTTTAGCAGGTGAAGAATAATCTTTTTTAGATTTACTGTCGTCTCCTTTTTTTCCACCATACATTTTAACAGGAGCGTGAGTAATACCTTTAGATCTAGTAAATTCATCATGCATCATAGCAGCAGATCTACCGCCTGTCATGTCTTTATCTAACGGCATGTCAGTTAATTCATCACTCATGTAAGCCATAGGACCTTTTTCCTTGCCTTCCATATGATTAGGTGATTTATGGTCTGCTATATTGTTTTTTAAATAATTCAAACGCGCGCTAGCGCTTAAGTTTTTGTCATAAGCTTGTTTAGCGTCGTATGCTTCATCGCTTTTTTTACTGAATTTTGGATGATTTCCAGAATATTGTCCGTAGTGTCCTTGTCCCATGTTAGTTGTTTTTAGTTATTGTTATTGTTGTTGTTATTTTTTTTTATTTGAATTACAAAAACTTTTTGCAGCTCCAATGCTTCCAAATCCCCATTTTTTTAAAGCCATTGCTTTTTTAGTTGGTTTTCCTTTAGCATCTTTCATTGCTCCTTGCATACCTGCAAATCTACAAGCAAAAGAAACTCTTCTAGAGTTTTTACCCTTAGTAAGTCTTTTACCCAACGTTTTACCTGTTTCTTTAGTGTAAGTAGAACGCATAGACCTGTTCTGTTTTTCGTAAGACTGGTCTGTTATTTTAAAAGGACTTTTAGACACCATATGCTATATCTTAATTATTACTTCTTTTCTTTAAGTTTTACCCACTTAGTTATTGTATAACCAATACTTATAAGTAATAAAAAAACCTTTAATCCAACTTCTACGTGAGTCATACTTATAGCTAACGTAGTTGTATTTAATATCAATATTTTCAAATCTGCCATTTTCATTTTAAAAACGTTAGTAATTACCTTTAGCTATCTGAGTGATTGGCAGTCTTTTGTTCATGCTAACTGCTGATTCAGGAAATTTAGATACTTGCATACCCATAATACCTGAACTAGATCCAGAACCATGTAGTCTACCTTCTTGATTAAGAGGTCCATCCCATATATGAGATTCACCTACTACTCCTACTTTCTTGCCTTTACTTGCTTTTTGAAATGCTTCGTCGTTATGCATAATATTATTTTTTATTTGCTCTTCTAGAGTCGTGATTATATCCTTTACCTTTTAATGATAAATGTTGTTTCATAGTATTAGCATCTTTTACTATACCAGTCTTGCTATACATTTTGTGAGGTTTAAATTTCTTAGTTGCCATGATTTTATTTGCTAGCGTGTAACGCTTTTATGTTATTCAAAGCAGCTTTTCTACTGGCAAAACCTTTTCTCCAGATTCCACCCTTCTTATTGTTTAATATATAAAAACTTCCGTTAGAACCTCTTATACATCCTTTGTCTGTGTCTGCACAACCTTTTCCTGATTTCATAATTTATACCATTTGTTGATTACCTACTGGCCCAAACATACCTTTAATCTTTTCTTGATTAGTCAAAGAATTTGAAGGTACAGGCTGAGGGTTAAAAGCTAAATTTCTATTACCTTGCGGCTGTGTAGGATCAGTATTAACAATAGGAACAGCACCTAAATCATTTTGTGCTTGATCTTGTGGGACTGCGCCCGGGTTTATAGCTTGCTGCATATTATCTATTTTTATCGTTATTTACATTATGAATTGAAGTGATTAAAACTTTATCCGTGTAGCATAATCCTTTCATTATCTTATTACGTCTAGTGCTAGTTGGTATATCTTCTTCACCAAGCATTATACGATACATTCTTGCTATTAGCTGTCTACACTTGAATGAAACTTTATATATGTTATATTTCTGAGTGGTTCTGTTTCTATTTCTAAAAACTACAACCCATCCTTCTTTAACTAATTTGTTCCAGCGTCTATTATCCCAGCTGTAGGAGTATGTACCGATTTTAAAATCTTGTTTAGTAAATAAACCCATGCAGTCAAAGTATATTAACAACTCTAACTCAGCATCATTAAGCTGATTGGTTTTGCAGGCCCATTTACGTATAATTCTATAATGCTTAATTAAGTTTAATTCCTTAATATCACTAGATGTTAATTTTCTCATAACACCACAACGACATCCTGTAGCTTAATTACTGTGTATTTTTCTTTATCAAACTCAACGCCGTGACCAGCGTGTTTGTCATAGTAGATCTTATCACCTTGTTTTAAAACTTTTATCTCATCACTAACTGAGTGAATTGTAGCTTTTCTATACCTGATGTCTTCTCTATCTTTTTCTATTATAAGTAAACCGCCTTTTGACTTTTCAGCGATTACTTTATCTGGTGTGATTATAATATTATTACCTATTGCTTTCATCGATACGTAAATTATTGATTACACAATCAGTTGATAATATTGTAGTAGCCACGGAAGCTGCATTACGAAGAGCACTTTTCGTAACTAATAAAGGATCAATAATTCCTGACTTAATCATATTAACCATATTTCCTGTAACCACATCTAGACCTTCTCCTGTACTTTCTGGTATATCATAGTCTAATATGCCAGCATTAACAAGTATTGTCTTAAACGGCGCCTTAACTGCTTCTAGTAGAGCTTGCTCACTTAATGAACTAGTATCTATAGAATTTGCTGCATTTAGCAGAGCAATTCCACCACCGGGAACTATACCTTCCTTTATCGCAGCCTTAGTAGCACATATTGCATCTTCTACTCTATCTGTTTTTTCTTTTAATTCAATATCAGAGTTTGCACCCACTTTAACAACTGCAATCTTAGCTGATAGTCTAGCTAATCGTTTCTCTAGCATTTGAACTTTGAAAGGAGGTGGATTCTTACTTAATTCATCTTTAATAAAATCAATTAATCCTAAAACTTCTTCTGACTGACTTTGAATTTGAATGATAGTATCTTTTTCAGAAGTAATAGATTTAACACATGATCCTAAAAACTCAGGTTGAATTAAATCCATATCATCGCCTAAATCCTCATTAATAACCGTAGCTCCTGTTAAGCAAGCTAAGTCATCTAGCATTTCTCTTTTGTTAATACCAAAAGTAGGGGCATTGATAACGTTTACCTTTATATTTCCTTTAGTTTTATTCATTGCTAACGTAGCAGCAACCGCTGGTTCCATATCGGCAACAATGAGTAAAGGTTTATTATTTTTTATAACATACTCTAATATAGATTGAATCTGTCTAACATTTTCTACTGGTGATTCCACTAATAAAACCGCAGGATTATCTAATTCACATGTTTTCTTTTCTAAGTCAGTCATGAAATGCTGATTCGTAGTACCTTTATCATACTGAACGCCATCAACTATTTCTACTTCTGTATCTGCTGTAGCTACAGGTTCCATCATAACCACACCTGTCTCTCCTACCGCTCTAAAAGCATCTCCGATTACTTTACCTAAGTAAGGATCATTATTGGTTGAGATAGTTGCTATCTGGTCAATCATGTCTCCTTTAACTGGAGTACTGTTTTTTTCTAAAAACTTAATAACTTTATTAACAGCTAAGTTAATACCGTTTTTTAAGTCTCTAGGACTAATATCTTTTTTAACTTTAGATGCTTCAGCTAGTATAGCGTGTGCTAATACTGTTGCTGTTGTAGTTCCGTCGCCAGCTTCCATAACTGTTTTTCTCGCAGCTTCTTTTAAAAGAGTTGCGCCCATATTCTCTACGGGGTCTAGTAAAACAATTGAGTTGGCTACTGTAACTCCATCTTTAGTAATAATTGGTCTTCCGGTTGAATCTTCCAATAAAACACACTTACCGCTAGCTCCAAGCGTGGAGCTAACAGCTTTTGTGAGTTTACTTATACCTTCAAATACTTGATCTTGAGCTTCTTGCCCAAAATTAAGGTTCTTGACTATTAAGTCTGACATATTTAATTTAATTTAATTTGATTGAATTTTACTATTTGAAAGTCTTTACAACTTTAGGTCCATTGATGAACTCTACTTTTTTAGAGTAATGATCAACTGATTTATTGATAGCTGTTTCAGCTCCTTCTACAGTTTCTCTTCTTGTTACATCAATCCAGGCGTCGTTAAGATCCTGGTATTCGGTTTGATAAAACCCATTTGGCAATTGAACAATCCTCCAGTTTGATTTCTCTGATAGGGTTTTCCATAGCTTAATTGTTTCTTCGGTTACTTGTGGTTGACTATTCCACGATTGAGTCTGGTAAAAAAACGTCATTGGTTTTGGTTTTATTGGTTGGTTTACACTTTTGGTTTAATCATAGCTAGTAAACCGTTAACTATGTTTTATATTATCACTTGTTTTTAACTATATTTCCATAAGTTATAGCGCACTGTATTGAGTACGCTATAACTATTTGAATTATTATCTAGCTTTTAGTAGTTCTATTTCCGCTTTCAGCTCTTGTATTGATTTAACTAACAAGGGAACTATTTTAGAATAGTCAACCTGTTGAGTTTCTTCTGCATCTTTTTCTCCTGTTACTGCATCAGGTAAAACCTCTTGAAGTTCGTGAGCCATTACACCATAACTTCTGCTTTCGTCAGATTTCCATTTAAAGTCATAAACAGGAATATCAGAAATCATATCCAAACCATTAAAGTCTTGTAAATCTTCTTTTAATCTATAATCAGAAGTTGTGTTGAAAGAGGTCGAATTACTATTTGCATGCGATATACTACCAGCAGAGGTACTTCCTACAACGAAAAGTGTTGAAATATTTGAGCTACTTACGCTATTTATACCGACTCGTAATGCTATTCCATCGTCGCCATTATAGCAATTAACTAAAGTTCCACCACTTGATCCAAGAGGATAAACGCCAAAACCATCAGCATCAGTATTTGCAGTTGTTTGGTTTACTAGAAATTGTCCAGCGTTTGTAAGACGCATTGCTTCTTTTAAGTCAGGCCCTGGTGATCGATTTTGTTTATAGGTGTAAAAAGACATACCCGCAAGGGCTCCATTAGTAGTTTCATTAACACTTTTTATGCTGCCTCCAATTCCTCCTGTTACCGAAGTATCATTAGCTCCAAAGTTTAATTCTGAATTTATTGTACCTACTGCACCATTAATTGGACCTCCTTTAACTTCAATAGCACCTGTAACACCATCTACAGCTTGTACTTGAAGTAAAGCTCCTGGAGTGTCCGTTCCTATACCGACGTTGCCTTGGTAATCAATAGTGAAAGTTTTCGCCCCATCGCCAGTTATAGGGTTGTTGCCTATTGCTCCACTCTTATAAATATGAAAATTACCAGGATTAGAATCCGCGGGACCAATACCCCAGTTTCTAACATTAGCTTGAGTAGCTGTTGAATCAAATCTAATTACAGGTGCTTGGGGGTAGCTATTAGTGTTACCTAGTAAAGTAAGTTTACTAGCAGGAGCGTTTGATCCTATACCAACATTACCGTTAGCTGCAATTCTCATGCGTTCGGTATTGTTGTAAGTAGCAAATGCCATACCCATATCAGCACCACTTGCAATCTCTGCTTTCATAGACACAGAACCTCTAATCACTGCTCCTGGTCCTGAAGCATCTGCCGAGAAAAAGTCTAGTGAACCTATAGTGTTTCCTATAGCCCACGATCCATCATTCTTCAAGCATCCCAATCTAATTCTAGCTGTATCAACATTAGGACTTTCTACATTTAAAAGTGCATCAGGAGTAAGAGTTCCGATACCAATATTGCCTCCTTGTGTTATGACTAAATTTGAACCTCCCACACTGTTAGTGAAATTATATAAAGGTCTTGCCGCTTCGCTTGTTGTAGCGTTGTAAAATTCTGTCTCAGTGTAAATAGCTCCTCTTTTCATACCTTGAAAAGACTGTGTTGCATTGTAAGAAAGGCTTATACTTCCGTCAACAGTTAAAGCTGTATCAGGAGCAGCAGTTCCTACACCAACGTTGCCGGTTGATGCTATACGCACTTTTTCTGTGTTGTCCGTCTTGAATATTATATTAGAATCTACAGAAGTATGATTAGCATCATAATCAGCACTTAAAGTTAAATTTTGATTAGCTAAAAGTTCCGTACTACCTGCTGACCTTGATATTTTAAAAACTTCATAATTAGGACTTACTCCTCTGCTAAAAATTTGAAAATCCTGACTACCACTTGTACCTACTGTCTGAATTTCTAATAAAGCAGAAGGTGTACCAGTTCCGATACCAACGCTTTTTGCAAAATTCATATTACCTAAGCTATTAAAAGAAAATGCTGTATCAGGAGCATTTATACCATAAGTAAAAAACATTGTATCTGAAGACCTTACTATCCTCATTGCTTCATTATTACTTTCTCCTGCTTGTGGTACAAAATAAATTTGATTAGTGCCATCTAAACTTACAACTCCTGTAAAAGTCACAGATGTTCCTGTTAAATTTCCTGTTAAAGTTCCACCAGATAGTGGCAAATAAGGTCCACCTTCACCACCACCTGCCTGAATAGAAACTACTCCAGCAGCATTAGTTACTAGAGTACCTGCAGATTGGTAACCTTTTAAAGTAAGAACACCAGCAGAAGATATAAGCATTCTTTCAGCAGAATTGGTACCAAATCTCATTAAATCGCTACTATGATTATAATCTATAAAACCTCCGGATGTGCTTGCCGCATCTTGAAAATATACACTAGCAGTACCAGTGTTGGTAGTTGCTATAGTGATTCCATTGTCGTTGTTTGTTGTGTTACCAATAACTAGATTATCAGCATTGACATTAGGAAGTGGTGCCACGAAGTTGTTTCCGATACCTACGTTACCAGCAGTATTCATCATAACTTTAGTCGTACCCGATAAGTTAAATTCTAAAGCCCCTGTATTTCCTAAAGATATATTTGATCCTATAGACCATATCGTAGAAAAGTTAAGAATTTTAAAGTCTATCTGTGCGTTTTGACCGGCACCGGTGCTTTCTAGTCTTGCTATTGCATTATTACCTTCTACGTGTAATTTCCTATCAGGAGTATCAGTCCCGATACCTACATCGCCGGCACCATCAATAAACAAATCCGTATTTGTAGTTGCAGCACCTCTGAAAAATGCATGCTTACCAGTAGTTGCTTCAGTTCTATACTCATTACGTCCAGTGCCAGCGTCGTGGCCTATAGAACCTCTATATGTTGCATTATTACTAAATTCTATTTGTTTTCTAGCGTCTGATGTGTCAATAACCATAAGCATTGTTTTCGTACCTAAGTTAGTTACAGAACCAATACCTAATCTCTTATTAGTATTATCCCAATTAAACTTTGCATCACCATTTAAATTAGAAGTTGCATCCCAAAAAGTAACTTGAGTAGCCGCACCAGTACCAGTAATTGTACTTCCAGCTTGCCAGGTTGGAGAAGCATTACCAGTAGAAGTTAATACTTGACCTGAAGTTCCGTATCCAGTTCCTGAAGAACCCAAAGAAAGAGCTCCAGTTGAAGTAAGACGCATTTTCTCAGCATTGTTTACTATAAAAGAAACTTCCCCTTGTGTACCTGTAGCAGTTTCCGTTCCTTGTACTGTTCCAATTCTTGCTATTTTAGATGATGATATTAAATCCATCATTGCTCTTTGCGGTCCAGTGACAAAGCTAGTTGACTGGGCAGATGAATTTATTGAGCCAGCAACTACTAGTTTTTCGGTAGAAGCAGTAAACCCGATACCAACGTTACCGCTTGCTTTTACCGTGACAGAATTATTAATTAACATGTCTATAAAGCCACCACCCACGGCTCTATTATATCCTTGAATAAACGCACTAGAACCTCCAGCTGAGTACCCTGCCTCGAAACCATTAGTAGCATCATCCGCCACTCTTAAATCTCCTCCAACAACATCTAATTTAAATCCACTGATAGGAGCATTAGTCCCCATACCAACGTTAGTTCCATTATCAAATATAACAGAATTACCTATACTTGTACCGCCTGCGTTATTCCATTTAGTAACAAAATTTTGAGTACCAGTTCCTACTACACCTCCAACAGCAGGCACAACACTCCAATCAGTAAATACGGAAGCGCCAGCAAGTTCAGTACTTAAAGCTATTGCTTCTTCACCAACATTAACTGCAAGTGAACCGTAAAAACTACCAGCTGTATCAGCTATATAGAAATCACCTTTTGCTATAGCTATAACGCCCGCTGTCCCTGTATACAATTGACTACCGCTATTTGCCCCTGAAGTTATAGCGCCAGTAGCGGCGTTAAATGTACCTCTAAACACTAAAGTTCCACTTAAAGCTGTGGTTATTTCGGTGTCTACATAGTTTTTAGTCGCCGCATCTTGAGCAATTGTAGGGTTTACTACATTCTTTATTTTATGTGTAGACATATCAAGCTCACCGGCAATTGAGATTACTACATCAGTTACCAAGGTGTCTCCAGTAGAAATACTACCGCTTCCGCTTATATATGTAAGCACTTGGCCATTTAGATTGGATTGACCTTCTATGTAAGTTCCAAAACCTATTTGGTTATTACAAGCCTGCCCTATATCTCCACTTGGAACGCTGAATGTTATGGTGGCATTGTTTTGGAATGTTATAGTTACGTTTACACTACTAGCTATAGTTCCGGGGCGGGTACATGGTGAAATTTGCGTATTGGGTGTTACTCCATACTTAGTTCTAAATGCGACTGCTTCAGAAGAGCTTGAAAAAACCCAACGAATAAAAGAAACTTTACCGTCGTTAATAACATTGCCAAATGGGTCTGAAGAAAAATCAACAGTTGCAACGTTTAGCATATCACAGGACGTTGATCCTCCGCCCGTTGGTACACAGGGTCCACGACCAAAGAAGTTTATAGTTCCTCCTCCGTTTCCGGGTCCTTTTACTAGACCTATGGTAGAAACTTCAGAAGCAATTGAATCAACTAAAGAAGTTGTAGTACCAAATTTAGGTAGCTTGTTAATTGTCCCAGAGCCTGTTACATTGTCTATATTATCTACATAATTTTTAGTTGCGGCATCCTGAGCACTTGTTGGATTTACTACGTTTTTTATTTGATTGGTACTCATGTCAAGCTCACCTTCTACTGAAATTGTGGAAACTAAAGCGTTTAAGCTAGTAGTTGGACTTATTGTTATAGTTCCACTTCCAGAGACGTAAGTAAGTATTGGACCACATGTTACGCAACCAGGTACTACTCCGTATGATCGGCCTAGGTCAATACCATTGGTGAAGTTATTGTTTATAGGTCCTGCTGGATGCGTAAACGTTACAGTAGCTCCATTTGAAAAGTTAAACGTAAATGTTTTTGTAGATGCAAAACTAGTAGTTCCATCACCAAATGCACCAGGTGGCACACCATATTGTGTTCTAAAAATATCTGCATCAGCAGTGCTATCAAATCTAAGCCTAAACACAGATAAGTCTGTTAGATTACCAATACCGGTACTTATTCTAAAATTGTCAGTACTAAGATCTAAACTTGCTAAGTTAACGCCTGTTGTAAATTCATACGCCATCACCGCTAGCCCAGAACCAAGTCCTTGAGGTTTCATAGCCATACTAGTTGTTCCGTAATTCGAGTTTGCTTCTGAAACTTTAGAATCTTCTAAAACAGTTTTACCCGTTCCAGTTCCTGAAAACTTAGAAAGAACTTGTCCAGTTCCAGACCCTGTTACTCCTTGAGCTGTACCCGCTATTGTTATTTCTGTAGCTGAGGTTTGTGTTAGCGTTATACCAGTTCCTTCTGTTAAATTAACAGCAGAATTATCAGTGCCTGATCCAGAGGTTAAATTCAAAGGAACGCTAGTACCCACTTTAGTACCTGCACTTAAATCGTATTTTTCGTCGTCTACATCTCGCCATAAAAGTTGCGCGCCTGCACCACCAGACGCAAGAACTTGATTAGCAGTACCAACGGTTGATGGTAATACTAAGGTGTATGTAGCGTTTTGTGAGTGAGGCGGGCTTTGTATAATTACACCATGTGTACCAACTGAACAGTTTAATTGTATTTTACCATCACCACCACCAGATCCACTTATAATAACAGCGGCATTATTTTGAGACACTAAAGAGTTGCCTACAACATCGGTATCTGTCCACATGGTTAATGTGTTAGCTGTACCCGTACCGGTTAACGATTGTGTATTGTCTATTTTATCCCAAAAACCACCAGCTCCTGTTACTCCGCTAAACAAAGCCCAGTCACCAATTTGCCAATCTGTATTACCGTCCAATGAAGTAGTACCGGGCACATCTACAACATAGAAATGTCCATTTACACCTACTCCATCGGTTAAAGTAGGATCATTAATTAGCGCGTTCCAAGCACCTTGAAAAGTAAGTCCAGCTGCGTAGTCTTGCCATACCAAGGTACTATCATTTTGTGATATTAAAATTCTATTAGCTGTGCCTGCTAAGAATCCACCAGCTCTTATTGGACCTAGTAAACTAGTTGTTCCGTTAAGTATTATATTGTCAGTGCTATTTAACCCTATCGTCGAGTTACCAAGTACGCTTAAGTTACCGTTCACGCTGCTGTCTGCCGTGATTAATTGACTTCCAGCTATCGTCATTAATGTTCCGCCTGGAAAAGCATTTTGAGACATTATAGAGCCTGTTATCTTAAGACCGTTTTTATTAAATATAGCAACTTGATGATCAAAAGCAGCTGGATCAATAAAATTACCTCCTTGAGCAAAGTCAGCAATTTGCTGCATTGAAAAGTTTCTAGTAACATTAGACGTGGCTCCGTTGACTATCTTCGTCGATGTACCGATTACTATATCTGTAGCTAATACTGGATTAGAACTATCAGGATAACTGTATATTATTGACATATATGCTTGTGTTTTTTATTTTAACAGGTTGATGTATTTAATAATTGTCCGCTAGCTGCAACGTTGTATAAAATACTACCATCAGTAAACTGACCGGAGCTTCCGCTAACACCTATCGTTATGTTAGTACCGTTGTTTGCGGTAAATATAAATTCTCCACCCACAGGCCCATTAGGACTAGATGGAGCTCCTCCGCTTGATGTTCCATAGAAGCGAGTTACTATATTAGATTGATTATCACACGGAACTGGTGGATCGCCAGGAGGCTGTTGGTATTGATTTATCGTCATGCTCACAGGTTGTAAAGGATAAATCACAGTGACCGCGTTTTCACTTGTTGTCGTTTGTCTTACATTAGATCCTGCAGCTGCTACGGCGGTAAGTGTTGCTTGAGCCGGATTAAATGTAGCTGGCGTAATAGTTAAAACTGAAGGAGCAATTGCTACCAAAGTAGCAGACCAAGTTACTGTAGCACCTACAGGGATGTTGGTTTGCGTTGGATTTTCTTCGTTAGTGAAACTAAATGAAGTACCATTAACATTACACGTGGCAGTTAAAGTTGCATTAGTACCTAAAATTAAACCAGTTACATTAGTAGTCTTAATACCATACTGCGAAGTTGTTGTGGCTGCTTGAACTTCAGCCACTACATTAACTGTAAATGCAGATCCAATTGTTTGTGTTGGCGTAACTACTGTGGCTGTCGGAGTTCCTACAAAAGAATAAGCTATATCATTTAATGTAGGAGTAGCACTATTTAAAGTTATTGACGTGCCTGCGGTTGCCGCTATTGTTTGACTAGGAACATTTCCAGAAACAGCATTTGCACCTGCTGTGTTAAGGACAGTTATTTTGCTATTATTAAACCCGGCAGGTGTTCCAGTTATAGTGAAATTAGTAGTAATTGTTGAAGTTGAGCTTATAGCTTCATACGTTGCGTCAACAGATCCAGTAACAGTTTGATCAACTGTTGCAGTTCCTGCTTCGGTTACTGTCGGTGGAGATGCGTTAGTGAAAGGAGAATTCCATTGATATAGATTCTGATCAATTATTTTTGCTATTAAAGTAAAACTATAATTTAAAGAACCTATATCAGCCTGCGTATCGCCTGGCAAACTTCCACCACCATCTCTAGTCCAATTCCATATAGTACCTTCACCTCCAGCTGTATTACTTCCTAAACTACCATTAGCCGCTAACGTGACTGTTACGGTGTTAGCAACTCTTTGAGCTATAGTTGCTGTCATTGTATTTGTGACTGATGTTACACCAGCAATAAAATTTCTTGTTGGTTGATTGACGGATACCGCCGTAGAGAAGTAGTAACTTGCGTTAACAGTCGCCCCACTATTAAAAGTATACGGAGTTCCTATAAGGCCAGGTCCTTTAGTATCGCCATTTTGGGCACCGGTTACGGTAAATCCTGATGGACCTAATAAGGCAGCTGGGCCAACACCCGTGACGTCTAAAGCTAGTGTAACTGTTTCTGTTACTGGTGGGGTTGCTGGATTAGCAATGGTTAAATATAAGAAATTAGGATCTTTAGTGCCTAAGTTAGTATACTCAAGCTCTGTCAATGTTACTATTTGATTAGCGATAGGTACTGTGCCTGAGAAACCACTTGCGCTTTTATCGAAAGTATGCGTTATAGCATCGCCATTAGTTCCTCCGCCTGAATTAGCGTCTATATATGTCTTAACAGCTGTCAACGCTGTTACCGGTATAGATTCGAATGTTGTGGTTTTAACATCTCCAGCAGTGTTACCACCTAGATGGTTAAACGCTATATAGTCTAATGGATCTGCAACCGTAGCCGCTTCACTTACTTCGATGTAATTATTATTACCTACTAAATCAACTGCTAGTGTTGGGTTCACTGTAGACACTCCAGTGCCTTGAAGTTTTAGACCTACGCCTGCGGATACAGACACTACAGATCCAACGTTTGTGTTGTTAGCTGTTATAGTTACTGCACCAGTTCCACCGGTGGGTGATATAGATATACCTACTCCTTCTACTATACTGGTTACACCGGTATTTATAAGTTGCACTGTACCTACACCTGTAGTAGGGGTTACACTAACACCTACGCCTGTTGTTATTTTTTCTACCACGTTCTGTGGACCTTGTATCTGTACATCTACTACTCCACCTTGGCTGCTAGCAAAAACTCCATCACCTGAAAAATTTATAGAAGTAACTGAATTAGTAAGTTCAGCTCCATCGCTTGATATAGATACCCCGCTATTAGTTGTAGGTATAGCCCATTGGCCGTCGCCTCTGTAGAATGTAGTAGCTGATGGCGTGCCTCCGTTTTGAGCCAAGCCAATTGTTATCGTACCTGGAGCAGGACCAGTTATTGGACCACCTGTTGCCGTAAGAAAAGCATCTGTTGCTAGTTGAACAGAGGTAACTGTACCAGCTGAAGCTATTTGACCAACTAAAGCAGCTACTTGCCCCATGGTATAACTAACCGTGGTGTTTTCGTTGCTAACATCAGTACCTATCAGTAGGTCTTCAGCTGTTGGCGTTGAGCCCGGGTATGAATAAATTATTGACATATAATGTTTTTGTTAAATTGTAACTGGAATTGTACCTATATACATGTTAGTAACAGGTAGTATTCCGATATATATATTAGTTATTGGTTTTATACCTATTTTTACCGCCATAGTGTTGCTTGTTAGTTGTTATACTCTATATACTTACAGGTTTTACATGTGTTTTACTATTCTTACATAACCTAATACCGGTAATTTTACAAAACAGTGACACTTGCCCCTTACTAGTAACCTTAACAGGCTAATGTCACTAAAATATGCTATTATAGGGAAGTAAAGTCTTATACCCTATCTGCTTGACTGTCAGCCACTTACCAAAACGGTTTTCATTTAGCCCACGGCCCCACATTTTTCAGCATTTTGCCGAAACATTCCGGCTTTTACTAGCATATACCCCTAGTATTTCAGGCTTTACTATGCATAAACTATATTTATAGTTGCATATATACTATAACATATCATTATACTATTACTATAGGCTATATCTATACTATATTACTATTATATAACTATTATTTATAGCTAAAGCATATGACAGTGTGTCATGACATTGTGTCACTGCATTATACATTAACATACTATTATATAAATAAATATATACACACCTTTATACAAACTAAATACGATATCATATGGATAATATATATGTAAGCAAGCAACGAAGCTCTTACGCCTAATATCACTACAATGACTGTACAAAACTTAGCTAAGCTAGAATTAGCGAAAATGAATGAAAGTTATTATGGTAGCGAAAAGCAGATAGCTAAAGAAATAGTTATAATGAAAGCTAGTAAGATAGAAATGCTTTACAATGAAACCATAGAAGAATGGCTTTACAAAGTAAGTACGAGTATAGCTGGATAA